ACGCAAACCTCTTGGGACCCCGCCGACGCACAGACATGGGATTGCTACGGGATTCACTTTAGTACGACGGAGTATCCGTTTCTCGAAGGGACCCGTATACGCACCCGGCTACGATCCAAGCAGGAGCACTTAGGGACGTACATGTTCACGGCAATTCCGATGTTGGACGGCTTTAGCGCCGAGCCGGAGCAGTCGAAGGAGTTTTACTTTATTAAATTGGACAACGGGCGCTACACTGCGCAGCCGACGAATCATTTGCTGGTACAGGACAAGTCGTTTATTACGTCAAGCGACTGGCCTAAGTTGAAGCGTCAAACTGAAATTTGGAGTGTTGACCATGGCAACGAAGTCTAAGGTGAATGCAGCGGGCAATTACACCAAGCCCGAGATGCGAAAGAAGCTTTTTAATCAGATCAAAGCGTCTGCCACCCAAGGCACCGCAGCAGGGCAGTGGAGCGGGCGCAAGGCCCAACTTTTAGCTAAACGCTACAAAGAAAAAGGCGGCGGATACAGGGATTAAGTTATGAAAGCACCTCAGAAATCTTTACGCGACTGGACGAACCAAGAGTGGCGTACCAAGTCGGGCAAGCGGTCATCTGATACGGGCGAGCGGTATTTACCCAAGGCAGCGATTGAGTCGCTTTCCCCGCAGGAGTACGCGGCCACAACGAGAGCCAAACGTGAGGGCAAGGCCAAGGGTCAGCAGTTTGTAAAGCAGCCTGCCAAGATTGCCAAGAAGACTTCGCGTTTTCGTTAAGCAGCGGCTCAACCGGCCACGGAACCGGTCATGCAACCCAAGCTCACGCAAAAAGAGTTAGTAAAAAAACTCAATGAGTTGAGTATTCAGGATCTTGAGGCGTTGTTAGCGCATACCAAGTGGGAACAAAAGCGTCACAAGCATCAGATTCCGCCGGGTGGGATATGGACGGTGTGGTTGATGTTGGCGGGTCGTGGTGCGGGAAAGACTCGTGCGGCTGCGGAGTGGGTATGGTGGGAGGCGTATCAAGCGCCGGAGACACGTTGGTTGGTGTGTGCACCGACTTCTGCGGACATTCGTGATACGTGTTTTGAGGGCGATTCGGGGTTGATGCAGGTTATTCCTGAAAAGTTGGTGAAGGAATACAACCGTTCGCTGTCTGAGATCATTTTGACCAACGGTTCGTTGATTAAAGGCATTAGCGCAGAGACGCCCGACCGGCTTCGTGGTGGTCAGTGGCATGGAGCGTGGACTGACGAGTTGGCTGCGTGGCAGTACGACCAAGAAGCGTGGGACATGATCATGTTTGCGCTGCGTTTGGGTAAGCATCCAAGGATCGTGGCGACGACGACACCGAAGCCGAAGGCGTTGATTCGTGACTTGATTGAGCGCGATGGGGCGGATGTACACGTAACGAGGGCATCGACTTACGAAAACATTGCCAATTTGGCTCCGACGTTTCAGCAGCAGTTGTTGAAGTTTGAAGGCACGACGCTTGGAAGGCAGGAAATCCATGCGGAGGTGTTGAATCCCGAGGATCAGGGGATTATCAAACGCAATTGGGTGAATTTGTGGCCTGCCAACAAGCCATTGCCGCCGTTTGAGCACATTGTGATGAGTTTGGACACGGCATTTACGGAGCAGACGCGGGATAAGAAGACTTCGGATGCTGACCCGAGTGCCTGTGTGGTGTTGGGATTGTTTTACGACAAGGAAAAGCCGGCCATTTTGCTGTTGGATTGTTGGGAAGATCGGTTAGGGATGCCGGATTTGATCAAGCGGATACACCGTGAGCGAGAAGTTTTTTACGGTGGGGAAGAGCAGAGGCCGGTGATCAAGCCGATGTTTGGCCCGAATCGCACGCAGGGGTATGGGAGACGGCCTGACACGATAGTGATTGAGGACAAGGGGTCAGGAATTAGTCTTCGGCAGATGTTGGCGCGAGAGGGGATCATGGCGCATGCGTATAACCCCGGCAAAGCGAGCAAATTGACGCGTTTGCACATGGTGAGTCACTTGTTTGCAAGTGGAGTGATTTGGTTTGTGGAGTCGGAGAAGCGCAAGGGGCAGGTTCGGTCGTGGGCGGAGCCGTTGTTGTACCAGTTGTGCGCGTTTTCGGGTGAAGGGAGCATACGGCACGACGACTTGATGGACGCTTGCACACAAGGTTTACGTTTTCTGGCGGATAAAGATATGATAAGTGTGAGCAAGCCCAAGCCGTTGCAGCCTAGGCTGATTATTAACGAGCGCCCGAGGTCGAATCCCTATGGCATCTGAGAACGAGAACCCGATGGAAGAGGCCCAAGAGGATTTGGGCGAGATGTTTGAGCTTCCGGAAGAGATTTTGGACGTTGAGGACACGGAAGACGGTGGGGCGATTGTTGTTTTGGAGGAAGAGAGCACTACTCCGGCTGCGGAATCCGAGTTTTACGCCAATTTGGCTGAAAAGCTCCCAGAAGGGGAGATGGACGACATTGCCCAAGAGTTTTTGGGGTTAATTGAGCGTGACAAAGAGGCGCGAAAGAAGCGCGATGAGCAGTACGAAGAGGGGCTTAGGAGAACGGGACTTGGCGATGACGCACCGGGCGGCGCTCAGTTTCAGGGCGCAAGTCGGGTTGTGCACCCCATGCTTACTGAAGTCTGCGTGGACTTCTCTGCCCGCGCTATTAAGGAGCTTTTCCCGGCAGCGGGACCCGTTAAAGACTACATCATAGGCGAAGAGACGCCGGACAAGATTGCCAAGGCGCAGCGCAAGACGAATTATTTCAATTGGCAGTTGACCCAGCAGATGCCGGAGTTTCGGGCGGAGTTGGAGCAGTTGTTGACGCAGGTTCCGCTCGGTGGTGCGCAGTATTTGAAGTTGACATGGGATGCGAACAAGAAGCGTCCGGTGCCGTTGTTTGTAGCGATTGACGATGTGTACTTGCCCTTTGCGGCGACGAACTTTTACTCGGCTGAGCGCAAGACGCACGTTCAATATGTGACGCAGATTGAGTATTTGCAGCGCGTGCGTTCTGGCATGTATCGGGATGTGGACCTTGCGCCGACGACGGCGGACCCTGATGTCAGCAAGTCTGAGAAAGCGAACGACAAGATTGAGGGCCGTGACGCGCAGGCGTATGACACGGACGGGTTGCGGAAGATCTTTGAGATTTACGCGATTGTGGATCTTGAAGAGGACTACGGATTAGCGCCGTACATTCTGTCAATTGACAAGACGACGGGTAAGGTGTTGTCGATTTACCGCAACTGGCAAGAAGACGATCCGACGCTTGAAGAGATGCAGTGGATCATTGAGTTCCCGTTTGTACCGTGGCGCGGGGCGTATCCGATTGGCATCCCGCAGATGATTGGCGGTATTTCGGCAGCGGCGACGGGTGCACTGCGGGCGTTGTTGGACAGTGCGCACATTGCGAATTTCCCCGGCATGTTGAAGTTGAAGGGTGGCCGGGAGGGTGGGCAGTCCGAGCGCATTGATCCGACCGAGGTGAAGGAGATTGAGGGCGGCGCGTTCAGTGACGATATTCGCAAGATTGCGATGCCGTTGCCGTTCAATCAGCCTTCGCAGGTACTTTTTGCGTTGCTCGGCTTTTTGGTGGACGCGGGCAAAAACGTCGTGCGCACCACCATGGAGGAGATGACGGACTCCAGCGCGAACGTGCCGGTGGGGACGCAATTGGCGCGTGTGGAACAAGGCATGGTGGTCTTTAGCGCCATTCATGCGCGATTACACGATTCGATGGGTCGGATGCTGCGGGTTTTGCATCGACTCAATGCGATGTATCTGGACGATGCGGATGTCAAGAATGAAACCGGTGAGTTGCTGGTCAAGCGTTCTGACTTTGAAGGACCGGTTGATGTTGTGCCGGTATCTGATCCGAATATCTTCTCTGAGGCGCAGCGGTTTGCGCAGGTTCAGGCGATAGCCCAGCGTTCGTTGGCGTTGCCGCAGATTTACGACTTACGCAAAGTAGAAGAGCGCATTTTGGCGCAGCTCAAGATCCCGAATGCCAAGGATCTATTGCTCCCGGCTCCGAAGCCGAAGGAGTTGAATGCGGTCAACGAGAACGTCGCGGCGAGTTTGGGTCGCCCGGTATCGGCGTTCCCCGAGCAGGATCACCTTGCTCACTTGCAGGTGCATTTGGACTATTTGACTTCTCCCATTTTGGGAAGTTCGATGTTGATTGCTCCGCAGTTTATTCCGGCCATAATGAATCACATCAAAGAGCACATTGTGTTGTGGTACGCCACGCATGTCTTTGAGGTAGCTTCTTCGGCGGCGGGGCAAGACATCAGTGAGTTCCAAAAGGTGAAGGCTCCCGAGGTCAAGCGCGAGTTTGATCAGCTTTTGGCGGCGACGAGTCAGAAAGTGGTACCGGATGCAGCGCGGGCGTTTGGCGCGATTCCGCAGATTGTCCAGCAGGCGATGGGGATGCTTCAGCAGTTGCAGGGTATGGGTGCTCCGCAAGACCC